GTCGTAGGTGCAATCTAGATAAGGCTCACCGTCATACGAACGGTTGATGTTGTTCTCTATCTCTGAACCGCACAACTCGTATTCGGTTGTGGACTTGACTGGAGGAATCTCATCAATCGTGTAATACGACGTGAGCAACCCTGGCACCGGATCAGCTGACGCTGACGGCATGAAACCAAAGATCGAGGCTAGAAGCGCAGGAGCAACAATCAGCCAACGACTACGAAAGAAGTGCTGCAACCTCATCGGCTGTCAAACCCAACTTTGTGAGAACGGCTTGTTTTGACGCAACTTTTGCGGTTGCTTCGTCAGCAATCTCCTGTTGAACCGATGCCCACAAACCGTCAAGTGTTGCTTTGGTTGGCTTCGTTCCTTCAGATAGCCAAGTCAAACCAGCGTAATCGTCACCATCTAAAGTCCACTCTTTGCCAGCGTAACGGCGTAACAAAATTGTTGCGTAGTTGATCATGCTGATATTTCCATAACTGTGATTGTGCTTGTGGTTCTTGCTCTTTGCACGATGTCTGCATCACTCACAGCACCGTTGATTGCTATGCCTGTGCCGTTTGTTCTTACTTGAATGCTGTAAGCCGTAGCAGATGTTGTTGCTGGACTGTCCAAGAATACTGATGCCATAGTAAAAAACTCTGAATCAGCAGAAATACCGCCTGTAGTTGCCTGCGTTCTTGATCCTGCAGCATCTCCTACGTTAATAGCGGTAGCCCCACGCATCATCCGCAAGTGAACTGCTGCTGCTCCTGTAGAACCGCTACCGTTACCACTAAACAAAACCAAGACTTTACTTGATGATGAAGTAGGTGTAATGGATACTGTCAAACTAGTTACATCAACATAACTTGTGCTACTTGTTGTGAACTTGTCGGTTTTCGCAAAGCTAACAACTTGCAATACTCGAAACGCACCACGCAGCAGATTCATATCCGCACTAGTGAGGACTTGCCCGACGGTGAACGCTGCTGGTAATGCTGTTGGTGTTGCCATAATGCTCCTATTGTAGTCCGTAATCAGGATCATCAAGGTTTGATGTATCCAGCACAAAGGCTAACCGAATCTGACCCAACCCCACTGTCACATCATGCCTGTTGGGGTTGATGGTATGCCGGATTGATTCGACAACCACGTTCTGTGAAACGGTAGAAGGCGAACCAACATTGAATGTCTTTGACACCGACACGAAATCACCAATCTCCAACCCAGCCACAATCTCCTGCTGTGCAGGGGTCAACGCATTCAACAAAACTGTGAACCCCGAAAACTTAACTGTTGGATTCTCAAACTTAGACAAATAAAAACTTGCCAACGCAGACCCAGCAGCGTCATTAACCAACGGCACACCAGTCAACGCCAAAGTTTTGATCCCATACTTAGTTTGAGAAGCAGTACCAGAAGCAACACTAGAAGCCGTACCACCATCAATCTGCACAGCCACACGATTCAACACCGTCTCCGCACCAAACTCATTCGTCAAAGACTGAATCGGCAACCCAGCCGTACCACCAAACGAAGCCACAGCAGAACCCAACGCAGCACCAACCCGAGCATCAAAGTTCAAAAACCCAGAACGATCAACAAACAAACGCCCACCCTCAGCCGTCGCCACATCATTCAATGCCTGCAAGGCGTTAGTCGCATCGTCATACGCAACCGTTCCACACGTAGCAACCCCTGTCTCAATGCTTCGCAGAGCTGTCGAGAACGCCACCTCTGGACGATCCAAGATTGCTGACACACGGGCAGAGGTCAACTGTGATGAAGGATTGAACGCTGTCAATACGGTTTGACCAAGTTGACCGAGCGCATCGGTTGACATGATCGTGGCTGTTGACAAGTTTGGATCGGCATAGTCAATGTTCAAATCATAAACAAATCCTGTGAACATCGCTTTCGTACCGGCAGTCCCCCCGTACACCTCAAACTTGCGACGTGGAGCGATACCCACAGTCCCACCCGAATACCAGGCTGATGAGGCGTTCAACGGATCAAAGTATCGGTCAGCTGCACGATCATCAGCAACAATCGTGCAACTTGATGAAGGGAATGTGTCAAGTTGTGATGCACGGCCACGATTGATATTGATGTTCGTCACATACTGTGTGATGTCAACAAAGTTTGTGGAACCATCCAATACAGCAAACCCATCCAACTCAGAAGTATCAAGAACAAACTGGTTGGCAAGAAACCCGACATCCAATAACACCTTGTACGTTGAACCCCACTTCGTTTCTTTAGCCATTAGCGAGTTGCACCAAAGAGGCTACCGAAACTAAGCCCAGTGCCACCATTAAGTCTTCCGTAGTCAGTCAACAAATCAATGATGTCTTGGCTCACCGTAGCTGGACTACTCACTAAACCAGCGTTCACATTGACGACCAACCCACCACCAGAAGGATTCGATACGAACCCAGTCGAGTTACCAGTCACCGTTGCAGGAATAGTTGCAGCAGCACCAGCCATCGGATTCGCAGCCACAATCTTTGGATACAACGCAGCAACCTTCCCAGCAGCCTCAATCGCATCCTTCAATACTGTGAACGCATCAGCCTCATCTAAAATCGCCTGAGTCACATCATCAGTCGCAGTCGCCTGCAAAACCTTTGCATCCTTCAACGCAGTAGTCAAAGATATATAAGTTGGCGAATCTGTCAACGCACCACTGACCGTCTCATTCAATGTTCCCTGTGCCGTAGCCAAACCATCAGTTGCCTCAGTCTGTGCATCAATCGCATCAGCACTTGACAACTTTGCCTCAGCCAACGCAATCTCAGCCTCACGAATCATCTGAGGAGTTGACTCAGGATCAGCACGAACCTTCGCCAACGCAGCCTCGGCATCAGACACAGCAAACAAGGATTGCTCGACGGCATATCCTGCACGTGTCAACCCACGTTGAGCCAATTCCAAATCCTTCGCAGCCTTCTTAGCCTCAGGCGAATCAGCACCATACCCAGCCACAGCCTTAGCCAACGCAGCCTCAGCATCAGCCACACCCTGGTTTGCCTCCGTCAACGACTGACCAGCCTTCACCGAAGCCTTCTGCGCAGCAGTGAACGCCTTCTGTGCAGAGTTGGATGTCTTCAACGCATCCGTATATGCCTTCAACTTGTCTGTAGCATCCTTCACGTTCTTAGCTGCACCACCACTTCCTGTGCCTAATGCTTTGACCACAGGGACAAAGGCTGTGACTGCGTTAGTTGCCGATCTAGTTGATTGACCCATACGATCCAACGAGTCAGAAACATCCTTTGGTGGTTTGCCCATTTGAGCAATCTGCAACTGTGCAGCATAAACCTTCGCACGGAAACCATCAAACATTGCACCGGCACCAGACAACGCTGCATTCGTTGCATCCTGCACTTTAGACATCGCCACAGCAACAGCCAACGATTTACCAGCACCAACAATGTTGCCTTGCAAACCAAACCCAAGTGCAGCAGCATCAGCCAAAATACGTACAGTCTTAGATAGATCGTGTGTGAAGTTGAGCAATGCAACATACGAACCTTCGAGGACGTTGACGGTAGTGATACCGAACTCCCCCATCGCAGCCACACCAGCAGCCAACGCAGACACAAGACCTTTCTCACCAATCGTGTCAGCGAACGCCAATACACCAGGAACAATGTTGTCGTTAATGAACTTCACAAATGTTTTGAAATAAGGCAATAAGACCAGACCAAGTTCCGTTGCAGCATCTGTCAGCGAAGCCTTCAAGATACGCATCTGGTTAGCAAACCCATCAGACGTTCGAGCAAAGTCGCCTTGCGCTAAACCTGTATCTTTAAGAATCAATGCATAGGCTGCTTGAGTCTTTGCATTAATATCCAATGCGCCTTTACCGTCATACAACCCAAGAGTCATTGCCTCTTGTTTCAACCTTGTGTCATTGATTGCAACACCAAATCGTTTCAACGGTTCAGTCTCACCAGACAAACCTGAACGCAATGCTTGGATCGCATCATCAATGCCAGTGTTATTGAATGAGGCTAAGTCAGCAGCTAGCCCAATCAAAGTCGTTGACATTTTGGCTGCTTGATCTTTACCGGTACCGAATGCCTGCAACAAGTTTCCGAATGTACCTGTGGCCTCTAGCGCAGCTTGCTTCGTGATACCAAACGACCTGGCAGAAGTTTCAGCAAAATCGTTGACAATCTTTGCTGAAGAACCAAACACAACATTGACCTTGGATTGTGATTCTTCCAAGTTGGATGCCATGCTGACCAACTTGAACGATGCAGCAGAGACAGCACCAAAGGCTGCTACACCTGCCACAGCCATAGTCTTGAAGGACGGAAGAACAGAAGTGAGTTTGCTCCCCATTCCCCCTAGATCATCGCCAACTCTCTTAATGCCTTTAAGCGCACCCTGAACATCGGAAATAAACTTGACAACAAATGTGCGTTCGCCAGCCATGCGACAATTCTAGATTACATCTTGACTGCCCAAGCGCACGGCTTCTCGGTACTCGGCAACCATCACACGGAAATCATCTGCCATTGTCTTCCACAACGCATGACCTTCGAGATGTGAATACTGTGTCATTGGTTTCGCAGAATCCCACCAAGCATCATCCATCTCAACACCAACAGTTCGTCTGCGTCGAGGTTGAGCTGATTGACGTGGTGACGCTGGGGTTGGGTTGGGTGCAGGTTCGTATTCAAAGTCTGTGTCAATGAACTTGCCTGATTGTTCGTGGAACTCCCAAGGTTGATCGGGTGCATGTTGTGGAAGGTAGAAGATACGTGCAGGGTCTTTGGTTGCAGGGTCGCCTTGCAGGTTGAGCCGTTCATGCAACTCACCCCATACTGCTCGCCATAGTCCTGCTGGTACACGCTCAGCCAATGGCAGAACTAAGTGATAGTGAGGATCATCCAGTCGATGCGAGTAGGTGGAGTAGGCAAGATACTCGTAGCCGTCTAGATTGGCGTTGGCGAATGATTCACCGTCCATGTCAACCACCAACGCTTCAATGAACCGAACAGCAGTATTACCTCTAGTCCTACCTTGGTGATACTCAACAGGCGACCATAACGAACCGTCAGACTTGTGTGCATTCTCTTCATGGTGCATCAACCGTTCCTTGAGGTCATCCCAATTAGAGGCAAACGGCTTCGGCTGAACAGACTTGACCGAATCAAAATAGACAACCATGAACGCCTCCCTACCTACAGGGTAGCGAACCACCAGCCGAAGTCAAGGATTTAATTTGGTCTTACCCTCAAGCCCATCCAACACCCTTTGCATTGCAGACAGATACGCATCAGCAATATCGGCTTTATGCTTACGGACACTAGGCCAAAAGAAGTAACCAGACTGCCCACGATGGCGAAGAAACTGTGTAGTCCTACCCCCACCCTTACGGAACATCTCAGTCCCAGCCCGAGACTTAGCCCCAGCCGAAGTCAAGTTTCCTGACCCGTGTGAACCTCCACCGAACTCGGCACCAAAGAACACATCACCTCTGGTCACTTTACGCTTAACCCTTCGATGGGACTTGATGTTGTAGGACGAACTGAACTTGCGTGAACGAGATTGGAATATGGAGTTTTCTTGCAGTTTGATTGTCGGTACACGGTCACTGGTTGCGATCATGCCTTTCATGACTTCCATAGCTTGACGATTACGTGTCACCGAAGCTGCCTCAAACTTGGCTGCTACAACGAGTAATGCTGCAACTTCTTTAGCTGCTTTTCGTGCCTCTTTGTTGAACTCAGGGTATTGCTTAGCAGCAGCTCGAAGATATTCTGTAATGCCAAGAATCTGTACCGGTGCTTGAACTGGTGAATCATTTTGAATGTTTGAACGGAATGTCCCTGAACGACTTGTACCTGGATTAGAGACGGCCATGCAACCGATACTACTTGCCTAGATGTATGGCTCTCCATCGAAGGTACGCCAACATTGTGAACAGCATTCGTGGTTCTTCTGCCAGCAGTGAACTCGGCGATATTCCAGTCTCGCAAGCGAGATAGGAAATTACCCAGTGTGCTGACTTGTCTCCAAAGGGACGATCACTGCTTCTGCGCTGTCTCCCACTTCGAGTGCTTCAATCTCTTCACACCATGATTCAAAGTCCAAACCAGTCTTCTTCAACCGTTTCTCTGCATGCCATCCAAGGTATGCAAGATCGGTCAAGGTTAGTTCTGCTTCAAACTTGGCAACACTGCGATTATATTTATTTTCAAACGCAATGAAGTCGGGAAATGCAGCAACGATTGTGCGTTGTTTGCTATCTAATGCACTAGTCAAACTGAGTGCTATTTTCATTCTCTACCTCCGCAGGTAAGGGATTGGATTTACTTAGAAACTATGCGTTTGTGCCAGTCTTGGTGATTGCACCAGAGATTGGATAGGTGATTGACACTGTGGCTAAGTCACCGATAGCACCATTCACTGGTGTCCACGAAGTAGGCAAGACGCTGAATGCGTAACTTGGATTCGTTGACGAAGCAGCAGCAGTACCGTTTGGCTTGACTGTCATAGCAACAGCACTTCCAGCAGTGAATGCATCCCAGAACAGTTTCTCAATCGTTGGGTAATCCTGTTGCAATTCAAGCGTGACCGAGTTGTCAATCATGCCTTGAATACGGGTCATGGCTGAAGACCCCATTGCCGAAGTCACAACTTCAGCAGCTGTCGTCGACAGAGTGATGCTTGTGACGTATGAACTAATGTCTGTTGCAGCAGTACCGAAGGTCACTGCCACATTTGTAAGAACTTGCTTTGCCATGATTATGCTCCTGCCTTATCGGCTATCGAGTTGGGATTCTGCTCGGCTGAGCCGATTGCATAACACTACACGCCACAAGCAACCTACGGCAAGGGGTCAGGCATACACCGTGACAACGAAGTCAATCGCCAAATAAGTAGCGTCATTTGCTTCAAGGGTAGAGATGTTGTTTGCTGACTCAACAATCAAATCTTGCACAACCCCACCCAAAGTACGATCCGACTCAATCGCCTGACGAATCGAAGTAGCACCCTTGTATGACAGATAGCCATCCAACAAAGTCTGTGCAGTACGCTCAGCCGAACGACCAACCACAACACTGATCGTGAACTTGTGGGTAATCAAACCCCCACCCATAGCCCCGTTGTACTGAATTGAATCCAGCAACGGCCAAGCAAACGGGGTGTTCAC